AAGTTGCTGCAGCTGGCGCAGATCAGGCCGTCAGCGCTTTTCTCACGGTTCAGCAGACCCAGCTTGCCGCCGCAGACAGGACAGGCATTTGCCATAATAAGCACCTCACATATACAAAAATAGGCAGCCAACCAGCTGCCGAAAAACTAAATTATCAACGAACGATGCCAAAGGAGGAAAATAAAGTGCAAGAAAATAGCACAAAAACGATGAAAGAAACCACAGAATGTGTTATACTTGAGAAAATCAAGCTTGCACTTTCCCTTGGTATCGACGTGGACAAACTCTTAAAGGAGGCTATGCAAAATGTCCGGTAATACGCTTCTTCTACTTATCATTGTTATTCTCATTGCAGCAATGCTTGCAATTCTGGTCTACGAGTTTCTTCACCTTAATGATTTTGCGTTTTTTCGTCGAAAGCCGGAACCGGAGCCGGAACATAAGCGCTTTGACGACCTTTTCCAAGCAGAAGTCATGTATACAGGCGTGACCCTCGGAAGCATTTGCGAACTTTGCCCCAAAACCATTTTTAGGGTAAAGGACGGACACGGCGGGTATTTTTCTCTTGACACTGAAAAAGTAGACGAAAAGAAGCTGCGCTTTTACAAAACCATTTTTGTTAAAGCACTGGATGCTCCAAATTACGAGCTGGAGGTGCCTGACCCGTCACTTCTTTGAGATACAAAAATCGTTAATATCGTACTTACAATAGCAGAAATCACCGCAATGGCAACGCTTTGAACAAACTGCTTGCGGTTTATTTTCTGCTTTTTTTGTTTTTCAATGAAATAAAGTCTTCCCTTATCTGTCAATGAACAACAATCAAACGATTCACGCTTTCCATCTGAAATAGTACGAATACCAATTCTTCTTTCGATAAGCTTGTCTGCCAGTAAAGCACCATAAACGGCTTTTCCTATTTTAGATTTGAAAACAGATTCTGGCATTGCACTTTGATTATGTTCGTTTTCGTACCATTCAATCAAAAGCTTCATGGCTTTATCAATCTGCTTTTCATTGACCACTCTTTTTCTCCTGTGCCGCTATAGCAGCATCCAGCATACTCTCAAACATGGCCTGCGTTGCCGGGTCAAGCATATTATACTTATCTAATATGGCCTGCCCATGCGCTTCACGCTCAGCATCCTCCGGGGTGCTGGGCTTTTCTTTTTGCTCGCTTTCGCCGGTCAACTCTTCGACCGTGACACCGAAGTAAGATGCAACCTTTAATGCAGTGGCATCAGTTGCTCCGCCTCCATTTTTCCAGCGATTTACTGTCGGCTTTGAAAGCCCCATTTCAAGAGCTGCTGCAGATGGTGTTTTTCCGGCCTTTTCGCACAGCCTCAAATAGTTTTCGTAAAATGCCATAAAAATACACCACCTTTTTGTGCAGTATGCCGAAGTTTACAAAGTTTACAAAAAACTATTGAAAGTTACTTTAGTTACTGCTATAATGGCGTTGTCAGTTAAAAACGTTAACAAAACACAAAGCCCCAGCGGGTCGCACCGCCTAAGCTTTTTTACTATGTGTCTGCAACTACATAGTAACACACTTTGTAAACTTTTTCAACTGGTATTTGACACGGCGATAAGAAAAAATCTGCCTGCGGTTGTTTCACAGACAGACTTTTCACCGATTTGTCACCAGAACGCACTTGCACCCCGGCGGTAATGCAAACATGCGCGTTTGCACGTCTTTTGCGCCATGCGCGGCGCAAAAGTAACGCCCGGGCTGCAAAAACAACTTGCAGGGCTATGGGTACGCCGCTTCCTTTGGCGGGTCGGCACCGCCTTGTATGCCCTAGCGCTTCACGCACTTGCTCGTGTCTGGAACTGGCTGGCTCAAAAGTTGGGTCAATGAAATCACCTTCCTTTTGAATCAGTTTAACTAGGAGCCTTAAACAGTATAGCAAATCGGTGCGCCGTTGTCAATTTTGTTTCAACTTACGTTTTAAAGGAGGTGTGAAAGTGCCTGAAAAATGGACAGGCCGTTTAGTAGGCCGGATGCACAACAACCAAATTACAGTAGACGACGTAGCAAAGCATCTTGGATTTTCGAGAAGCTACTGTTCACTGATTTTGAACAGCAAGCGCAACCCTCCCGGCATTCGGGAAAAGATGGAAACTGCCGTCAGCGAGATCATCAAAGGAAAGGAGGCAAAGCCGTGAACCAAAACAAAAAGCCCAGCCGGAAGAAATGCTTTTCCGACTGGACTACCACAGAGTTGATGCAGCTGGCTCTTTTCTTTCAATGCCTTGCTTTGGCATTCCAGATTGGAACGCTTATTTTGACCATTGCGAGACTATTTGTATAAGAGCCGTCACGAAGGATGCACCGCCAAAGAATGCAGCGACAACCGCAACTTTGATTGATATAATCGTTAATTTGCGATTTTCAGCATTTTCTTTGTCTTGTGCTTTCTGACTCGCTTCAAATTGTTCCCGTAGATTTTTCAGTTCGGCAGCAACTTGAAGCTGTGCATCATCAATTTCCCGGCGTCTTTTTCGCACAGAGCCGTCCGGGTCAGCGACATTCTCGCCCAGCGTTTTGTAATTGTAACGTTCAAATTCGTTTGCACGCTGGCTGAAGTGTTCCCACTGATTCAAAATCCCACCCCCTTTCCTGCCTATTATAACAGGCACCGGGGTGGACAACAAGAAAGGATAAAGCATGGCAAACATTCAAATTTTCACAAGCCCCGAGTTCGGGGATATCCGCACGGTAGATCAGAACGGCGATCCGTGGTTCGTGGGCAAGGACGTTGCGGCGGCCCTGGGCTACGCAAAACCCGAAAACGCGCTGGCGGCCCATGTCGATGAACAGGACAAAACCACTACCCTGATTCAGGGTGATGGTTCCAACTACAAGAGCAAAACCACCGTTATCAACGAGTCCGGCCTGTACAGCCTGATTTTTGGCAGCAATCTGGAGGGGGCCGTGCGGTTCAAGCGCTGGGTGACAAGCGAGGTGCTGCCAACCCTGCGCAAGACGGGCAGCTACATGATGCCCAAGCTCAGCAAGGAGATGCAGGCGCTGTTTATGCTGGACAACCGCACCCAGCGGCAGGAAGAGCGGCTCACCGCGTTGGAGAACACCATGACGGTGGACTACAACCAGCAGCGTGTGCTGCGCAAGGCCATCAGCCGGGCCGTCATTGGGGCACTGGGCGGCGAGGACACCCCGGCTTACATTGACAACCACGTGCGCAGAAAGGCGTACAGCGAGTGCAACCACGACGTGCAGGACTGGTTCCGGGTAAACAGCGTGGGCAACATCCCCCGCAAGCGCTTTGACGAAGCCGTGGAGTACATCCAGCGCTGGAAGCCCAGCACGAACACCGTGATGCTGATCCAGCAGACCAACGGCCAGACCAGCCTGTTTGAAAGGGGTGCGTAACATGAAGCTTGAAGACCATATCAGGGCGCTGATCACTCAGTACCAGAAGCTCCAGAAGCGCCATCAGTTCCACGCACAGAACGCCTATTACAAGTTCCAGAGCGATATGTGGCAGGCTATGGCCGATGATTTTGGCATCATCGTGGAAGACCTGCAGCAGGCACTCGATTGTGCAGATGATGTGAAGCCCCCGGAACGGCTGGAGCCAAAGAATCCGGAAACCTGGCGCAAGCTGAACACCGCCAGAAAAATTGTTGGCAAGGAGGTGGCTCACCGTGGCTGAGGCATTGATGATCATTGCAATCCTCGCTGTGCTGATGGGTATCTCGTGGGGTGTTACCTGCGCCGCCGTGTGGGCCATTTGCACGCTGATGCATTGGACGTTCACCTGGGCCGTCGGAACGGCGGCGTGGATCGCGCTGCTTCTGATAGGCAGCTTTTGCAGCAGCTCTAAAAAGTAAGGTGCACAATGGAAGAAGAAACCATCAAGGAAAACGTCTGGTACATCCTCGAAAACGGCGAGTTTGTGGAGGTTCAGCCGTGAACGGTAAAAATAAGCGCTGGCTTGAGCAGCGATGGGACAAGTGCCAGCCAGCACGCCTGAAGCACATTCAGGAAAAACGGAAAAGAAAGGAGAATCCGCATGGAGCAGATGCAGAGGCAAAGGCCCCAGACGCCCGGAATCGGAATCCACGACTGCTGCGAGATTCTGAGGGCAAATCAGATTCCAAAGACTGAGCGCACACTCACGAAAGAAATTCAGTCGGGAATGTATTCGTGGGCGATTCCGTCCATTGGAACAAAGAGAGCAAATCCAATCATTTCCCGCGCCCGGTTTATTGCGTGGATAAAGGATTTTTACATGCTGGAAGAGGTGATAATCCCATGATTCGAGTTTATGCATTTTATACGGCAGGCGTCGCAGCGTTTGTGCTGGCCGTTATGGCCGGAGGCGGCATTGAGAACGCTGCAGGGCTGGTTTCACAGCTTGGTTACATTGCATTGAGCGTGATTCTGCTTGGTTCTGGTTTGTGCCTGTGGGCGCTTGGATTGACGCGAGAGCGGGAAATCAGATCCGACAGCAGGAAAGTACACAAGCCCCACGCACGGCCACAGAGAATGGAGGATGAACGATGGAGAGCGTGACCCACTACCATGTTTATGCCTACCACAAAAAGGGCGGATACGATGCCAAGCGCTTCGAGGGCGACGCCGTGACCGCATCGGCGCAGGCCATCCACTACGCGGACATGATCGCCCACACCTGCGATTACGCTGAGGTGCGGAACGCTGTAGGCAATTTAACTTACACCGTCCGCGATCCGCACGGCAAGCTTACAAAACAACAACGATAAAAGGAGATAAAAGCATGAAAACCATCAAAGTCAAAATCACATTCATCGAGCCCGTTCTGGGCACCTGGCCCGCCAATCCCAACGTGGCCCGGGAGTTCATTGCCAGCAAGAGCCCGGATGCTTCCACCATTGAGGACGAAGTTGCTGCCCTTGGCGCAGAGGCCGCCGCCGATAAGGCCATGACCGTCTTCCCCCGGGACGAGAACGGGTGGCCCGCCTTCTGGGATTACCAGATCAAAGGCTTCTTTAAGGATGCCTGCCAGATGCTGGGCCGCATCGGCGGCAAGACCGAGACGGGAAAGAAGCGGGCTGTGAACGAATCCGGCAAGCTGACCGCCTACAAGAAGGTCATCGACGGTCTGATCTTCGTCTCCCCCAGGATGATCCCTATCGATGTGAACGGCGCGATCGGTGATTGCCAGCGCCCGCTCCGCGCCCAGACCGCGCAGGGCGAGCGCGTGAGCCTCGTGAACTCCGAGGAGATCCCCGCAGGTTCCGAGTGCATCATCGAGGTGACCTGCCTGGACGACAACCACATGGCAGCCGTGCTGGAGTGGCTGGACTATGGCAAACTTCGCGGCATCGGCCAGTGGCGCAACAGCGGCAAGGGCCGCTTCACTTACCAAATCCTGAGCTGACCGCAGCGGCATGGCATTGATGGCCCTGATTCGCGGAGAAACGGCATGGCTCGTATGGCACCGCACCGCGGCGGCGTAGCAAGGCGTGGAATTGCGCTGGAAAAGCTCCGCATTGCATTGAGTTGCAAAGACAGAGCAATGCGAAGAAACGCCCAGCAACGGCAAAGCTTGGCATCGACATGCTTAGCAACGGCAAAGCACAGCGAAAATAGCATAGAAACGTTCGGAGCAGTGTACAGCAAAGGCTATGGTTGGCAGTGAAATCCAGTGCTACGGCAGTGCAAGGCGTTGCTCCGCTGAGGCATGGCGATGCGAGGCAATGCGAGGAGAGGCAAAGGAGTGGCTATGAGGTGAACTGCTGTGCAGTGGCAGCGTATCGCAGCCTACCGCAACGCAGCGGCACTGAGAAGCACAGACAGGCAAGGCAAAGGCAGGGCGAGGTAGAGCGACGTTTTGCGAAGCAAAGGAAAAGCATGGAGACGCTTGGCAGCGGCATGGCACAGCACCGAGAAGCAAAGGCAAAGCATGGATGGGCTTGGCAACGGAATGGCGAAGCGAAGAAATGCGAAGGAATAGCGATGCCAGGAGCTTCAACGGCAAAGCAAAGTGATTTTTTACGAAAGGAGGTTAAACACATGAACCAGTTGGCAAAAAGAGCGCAGATCAAAGACCTTTCCAACAAGGCGGAGGGCATCTTCCACTTTGTAGGAAAAGATAATGTTCTGTTCCGGCTTATCAGCACGGGGAACGAGTTGACAAGCGATATCAATCACGCCGTGGCGCTGTTCACCAATTTTGCCCGGTATGAAAAATTGGGGGACCAGGAGACGCGGAGCGTCATCAATGGGATTTACCGCCGAGTTGGGAAGCTTATGTGTCTGATCGATATTATCCACGCGGCGGCAGGCGAGCAAATCATGCCGGAGCCGTACGAGTCCATAGATTTTTGTTACATGAACGAATATCGCACCTTGCTCAGGGAAGCGGTTATTAAAGGGATGCCGGACAACTACAAAGGACCTCAGCAAAATCCGTTTCAGGTAAGGCTTGTAAAGCCTTCCATTGCGTATGGTGCAGATTACCAGCCGGATGAGTACGATGATGATTTTTTTACAAATTTCGTTCGTAAGGAAGAACCGAGAGAGCGAAAGCTTGTTTTTCGGTGCACAAAATCCGAGCTGGAATCCATCATGCGATACGCAAACATCGATGTAAAGTTTACAGAGGAGGAAATTCATCATGGCTGAAACAGTCAAAGCACCCGTTGAGCAACTTCAGATGGCGAAGCAGCTCTCCACCACCGCGCCCGCTCCTGCAGCCCCGGTTCTTACGCAGAAGCCTCAGAACCAAACTTACGCGGAAAAGGTACAGGGGCTCACCGTGGAGGAGAGAAAGTGGATGCTCTCGAAATCGAAAGCTTCCGCATTGGCACAGTTGCCGGAGGGCTTCTTGCCTGCCACCTACGCCGGGAACCCCGGTTCTTGCGCAATCGCCTGCGACATGGCACAGCGCATGGGGGTTTCAGAGCTCTTTGTCATGCAGAACCTGTATATCGTCTACGGTCAGCCCACATGGAGCGGAAAAAGCTGCAAAGCTCTGATCGACAATAGCGGCCAGTTCGCAGGCCGCACTCGCTACCGCATGGAGGGGGAAGAAAACACTTCCTCTTGGGGCTGCCGGCTGATTGGCGTGGACAAGCTCACTGGCGAAAAGGTCGAAGGCCCAAAGGTCACCGTAAAGATGGCCAAAGATAATGGTTGGTGGGACAAGAAAGGCAGTTACTGGCCCCGTATGACCGAAATGATGCTGAAATACCGCGCCGCAGCTTATTTTGCACGCGCTGAGTGCCCCGAAGTCTTGATGGGCGCAAACATCGACTATGAGGTCGGTTCCGGCGATGCCGAGGAAGACGGAGGTTTAACTCATGCTTAACGTTGTGGCATTGATGGGCCGTTTGGTGGCCGACCCGGAGCTGAAGACCACCCAGAGCGGGAACAGCGTGTGCACGTTCCGCGTCGCCGTTGACCGCGGTTATGTTCCGCAGGGCGAAGAGCGCCAGGCGGATTTCATCACGGTCACCGCGTGGCGCAAGACGGCGGAGTTCGTCTCGAAGTATTTCCAGAAAGGCAGCATGATCTCCGTGCAGGGCCGTCTGGAGACACGCCAGTATCAAGACAAGAACGGCAACAACCGCACAGCAACCGAGGTTCTTGCCGCAGAAGTCGGCTTTTGCGGTCCCAAGGCGGCAGACAAGCCCGCCACGGCGTCCTACGAGAAGCAGACGGCAAATCCCCATGTGCGAGAAGCAAACGCCGCGCACAGCGCCCCGCAGCAGCCTCAGAGCTACGCACAGGGCAGCACCGACGACTTCGCCGAGATTTCCGACGCGGACGATCTCCCCTTCTGATTTTGGCAGCTGTGCTATCTGGCTATACGGGCACGCCGGGAAGGAGGTGAGCCGAAACGAAAGAGATAGAAAAAAAGAGTCTAATCCTCTACAAGTCATGGAAAAAACCGCTGCGTCGCCTATCCTTGGAACAAAAAGGCCGCATTTTTGAGGCGCTGCTCGATTTTCCTGAACAGCCGGAATTTGAAGACCCAATGCTTGTGATGGCATGGGACTTTATGGCTGACGCTCTGGAAGAAAACGATAAAAAGTGGGATGAAACGCGAGAAAAGCGTTCCGCTGCAGGGCGAAAAGGTGCAGAAGCAACAAACGGCAAACGTCAGCAAAACGCGGCAAATCCGGCAAATGCCGATTTTGCCGAGCAAAAGCAGCAAAACGCGGCAAATCCGGCTGTATCTGTTAATGTTAATGATACTGTTAATGTTAATGATACTGTTAATGTTATATCCCCTAACGGGGATATATATAATAGCGCCGCCGCCGTTGACGTAGAACTTTCCAAAATCGTCCAGCATTATCAGCAGGCCGTTGGGGACTTCCCACGCTCTGCACTGGACAAGCTGCAGAAGTGGAGGCAGGAGTACAGCACAGAGATGATCCTGCTGGCGATTGACAAGGCCACAGAAGCCGGAAAGCGGTCGTGGAGCTACATCAATGGAATATTGTCCGGATGGAAACGAGACGGGATACGCACCCCGGGAGACGTTGAAGCCAACGAACAAAGCCGACAAGCCAGACCGCGAGGCAAGCAGCCAACCGAGACCGTAGATGACCAGCTTGCACGGGTGCTGGCGAAGATGGACAGAGAAAGAGGGTTTGAGACATGACGCGGGAAGACGTGGCAAAGCTGATCCGCATGAATTTTGTGCTGTACAAGCTGGGCTCCAGGCCGCTGACCGATGAGGAGATGCAGACCACCATCGATGTGTGGACGTACCAGTTTGGCGACTATGACGGCGATACTGTCAAGCGGGCTTTTCTGGCGGCGAACCGAGTATGCGTTTATCCGGTTACGGTTGCCGACATCTTCAAGCAGCTTTCCCGGTGTCTTGACCCGTCCGCTGAATGGGAAGCGCTGGCTGTAGCGGCACGCAAGGCACAGACATTTTTGAGCTGGCGAAAGTTCCCGAGGATCATCGGCATTGACGAAAAGGGCGGGCTGCTGCGTAGTGACGGGCAGAAAGAACTGCAAGCCCTGTATGACCAACTCCCCCCGGCGGCAAAATCCTATGCCGGGAGCGTTGGAGGGCTTGCAGAGCTGGCTGAAATGCCAGACCTTACATACCGCCGTGCCGAATTTTTGAAGCAGGCGCAGGACAATATCACCACCGCCCCGCGTGAAGCTGCAAGGCTGCGGGCGAGTGAACCAACAAGAAAGGAGCTGCAAAATGGGTGAATTGATTGTGACCTTTGGTGAAGATGGAAAGGCACACATGTACGACAGTGATTTTGACGTGACCATCCATTGTGAAGATGAACAGCGGATGAACGAAGCCGTGGAGCTGCTCCACCTTGCAAACCGGATGCATTGGCGCAAGACGTCAGAGAACCCACCGACGGAAAAGGATGCCGCATACGGGAAAGTGATTGCTGTCTTTATGGACGCTAAATTTGCTCAAGCTGCGCCGTGGGAACTGGCGTGGGAAGATGTACAGTTTGGGCTTGAATATTACAAACAACCTCTTCCCGGCGGGGCAATGTTTTGGAAACGAATAGATCAAAACCGCCAACATGCCGGAATCATGAATTACGACGATTACGCAATCATTTTGCAGGACGGAAAATTTTTTACTTGCGGATGGATTCCGAAAATCAGCGTGATAGCTGAACTTGTAAGATATTTTGTTTTGAAATAATGGGGTGGACGGACGATGAGAGTGCTTGTTGCTTGCGAAGAATCGCAGGAAGTTTGCAAGGCCTTTCGTGCGAGAGGTCACGAAGCCTACTCCTGCGATATTCAGGATCCATCCGGCGGACACCCTGAGTGGCATATTCTGGGAGATGCTGTAACCGCTCTGCGGGGGGGGGGCAAATCGTCACAATGAACGACAAGGGACATTACATTGATGCGTGGGATTTGCTCATTGCGCACCCGCCTTGTACATACCTGAGCAACGCGGGAGCAAGACACCTATGGAAAGGCCATGTGCTTCAAGCAGATCGTGTCATGAAAGGAATTGAGGGCCGCGATTTGTTCATGCGGTTTTGGTGGGCAGACATCCCGAAAATTTGCGTAGAGAATCCTATACCGAGCAGAGTTTTTTATTTGCCGCCATATACACAGGCCATACAGCCGTATGAGTATGGACACCCATACAGCAAGAAAACTTGCCTTTGGCTGAAGGCTCTGCCGCCACTAATCCCGACCGATATTGTGGAGCCTGTGGCTACATGGTGCCCGTCTGGCTCTTACTCGCATAAGCATGGTGAGCAACATAAGGGCATGTTTACCACTGACCGTGCAAGGAACCTCGCAAAGACTTTCACGGGCGTGGCAAAAGCAATGGCCGAACAATGGGGGTGAAAGATTATGAAAGCTGTGCTTTTGAGCATTCGTCCTAAGTGGTGCAAGAAAATCGCAAACCTGCGGAAGACGGTTGAAATTCGCAAAACTGCGCCAAACCTTGAAGTGCCGTTCAAATGCTACATCTACTGCACAAAAGCTCCAAAGAAACTCATTACAATTTTCAGAGATGGCGAAGAATCATATGATGGAGAAATCTATCACGGAAAGACCAAGTTTATCACATGGGATGGCATTGGCGTGCCAGATGATATAGACAGCGCCATGCAGATGGTTATTGGCGAGTTCGTCTGCGATGACATCCGACGCATTGGCCCTGAATACTGTGTCGTCAAAGAAGATATCGAATCTGCAATTGCTGGAAGCTGTCTCACAGTACCGCAAGTCAAAGACTATGCCGGATGGAAGTCCGGGATGAGTTATGCAGATTTGAAAGACTTGTATGGCTGGCACATTTCCGACCTGAAAATTTACGACCGCCCACGACCGTTAAGTGATTTCACAAGACTGCGGGCAACAAAATTTGGCTATGAGCCTGTAGAGATTCGGCGTCCACCGCAATCCTGGTTTTATGTGGAGGACGGCAGATGAAGCTGACCCTCTACGGCGACCCGCGAACCAAGAAAAACTCTGCCCGCATCCTCAAAAGCCGCTCAGGCGGGCGCTTTGTGGCCCCTAGCAAGGCATACGTGGATTATGAGACGGACTGCCTGCGGCAAATCAAAAGGCCGCGCAGCCCTATCTCTGCCCGCGTGAACGTGAGGTGCGTGTACTACATGAAAACCGCCCGCCGGGTCGATCTGGCAAACCTCATCGAGGCGACCACGGACATTCTGGTGAAAGCCCGCGTGCTGGAGGACGACAACAGCAAGATCGTTGCCTCCCACGATGGCAGCCGGGTGGATTACGACAAGCAAAACCCCAGAGTGGAGATCTGGATCGAAGAAATGGAGGAATGAATCATGCCGAACTGGTGTGAAGGCAAACTTAAAGTCCGTGGCAAGAAAGAAAACATTATGAAGTGGCTTTCCGAATGTGTCGCAGTAATGGAACCAGACGTTGAAAAAGGAAAGCCTCTTTACGAAGCTCTTATTTTCAAGAAGGACGTAAACGGCGTATCCATTGCCTATGATGCAGAGCTTGACGAACTTCATATTGTCGTAAAGCGATATGCCTATATCGCAGGAACCAGACGAAATTTTGTCGAGAAGTATGAAAATGATTTCAATTTCGGGGCAAAAGACGGAAAAGATATTATCATTCTTCCTGTGAAAGCGGCGTGGGCGTTTATGCCTGAACCGTATGAAGAAATGTCCAAAAAGTACAGCCTGGATTTTAGATTTTACGGGTATGAGTGCGGTATGGAGTTTAACCAGGAAATCGAAATTGTCGACGGAGAAACAACAATTGACCGAGAAATTCAATATGATGACTATTATTGGGAATGCCCTGACCCGATGCTGGGAGGTTGATAACATGAACCAAACCTGGACACCTGACACCAACGAGCCGGAACTGCCAGACTACCGCACCGTCAAGGCATGGTTTCAGCAGTGCCGAGACGGTCAAAAGGCCATTGAGGCACAGCGTGCAAAAATTGCACAGATAAGGCTGCTTTCCAGCCATATCACGCCCAGCATGACGGGTATGCCCCTTGCACCGGGCAACGGAGACAAGGTTGGAGAGGGCGCCGCAAACATCGTGGATGAGCGGCGCAGGCTCCAGCGGATGGAAACCGACCTGTGCAATCTGCGCATGGAAGCCACCCGGCGGGCGTACTGCCTGTATGAGCTGCCGGAATGCGCAAAGGCCATCTGCGAATACTACGTCAACGGCAAGACGCAAACGGTCATTGCGCAGGAATCGGGCTTTCTCGACCCGCGCGTCATTCGGAGCCGGATCAAGCGAGGGTTTATCACTTTAGCGGAAATCTGGGACAGTTTTGATAAAAACGCACAAAAATAAAGAACGTTTTTATACACGCGGTGTCCTGTTAAAATCCTCATGGATAGGATAAAATAATTACAAGCGATTCAGCGCTTTGAGCGCGACGCTTGCCACGCGGCCTCCGAAACGGTTCCGCCCGGCGGGTTTTCATGCTTTCCCGCTCCTTCCCCGTTTCGTGGGCTGCTTCTATGCGAGATTCCGAAACGGCTCCGCTCAGAGCTGCGCAACTTTGAGTGCAGTGGGCAGGTTCGAGGCTTTCCTCTCCGCGCGGTTTGACTCCGCGATCTCGCTCCATAACGCGGGGCAGCTGTACCCGCAACCGCCTGACGCATGGGACCCATCATCCCACCGGCAACACCTCCTTTCTGGCTTTTTCTTCTCTATGTCACACGCATTTTTCCATAACAGCAGAACCGGAATCCTAAGCGCGCCGTTCCTTGCGCGCCGGATGTGCGTCAACAAAGCCCAGAGACCGCAAACCCTGGGCTTTTTCAATGCCATGTAGCCGCCTGAGCGCAGTTTGGAGCGCGTGTCAGCTGAAATATTGCTGGCTGGTTCGAGTCCAAGGGCGGCGTTTATACTCCTGTAGCTCAAGTGGTAGAGCAGAGGTCTCCAAAACCGCCGGTTGCAGGTTCGAGTCCTGCCGGGAGTGCTTGCGTTGACTGGGTAGACGGAAAACGCGATAGCGGAGCATCTGGCCGCGAAAGTTCCAGATGCAGCGGCAACGTCTTACTGTCCGGTAAAAGCAGATTACGGCGTTGCTGCTTATATGCCGTCATAGCTCAACTGGGAGAGCGCCGCCAATTTAAGGCGGGACAACGCTGGTGACACCACGGGAACATCACCGCACAGCCAACCACTGCGCACATCCATTCCGTGGGTGCTGGTTCGAATCCAGCTGGCGGCACATTCGATATTCTGACCGTTCGGATTTCCGGGCGGTTTTTCTTTTGCGAGGAAGGAGGAGCCCGCCGTGAGATATGGTGTGCCGTATCGTGGCAGTAAGAACAAAATCGCACAGTGGGTTGTCTCTAATCTTCCTGCTGGCGACATGCTGATTGACCTGTTTGCTGGCGGTTGCGCAGTCACACACGCCGCATTGCTGTCTGGCAAATGGAATCACATTGTTGCGAATGACATCGGCGATGGCCCACAGCTGTTCATGGACGCTGTTCACGGCAAGTATGCCAACGAAAAGCGTTGGATTAGCCGTGAAGATTTTCATCGTCTGAAAGATTCTGACCCTTACGTTTCACTTTGTTGGAGCTTCGGCAACAATCGCAGGGATTATCTCTATTCAAAAGAGATTGAACCGTGGAAAAAGGCTTTGCACTATGCAAGAGTGTTTGGCGACACATCGCTTTTGCAAGAGTTTGGAATCAATTCGGACGGTAGCTCAAAAGACATCAAGCCGAACAACGAGGAATACAAAAGACTTTATTCACAGTGGCTTGGACATCAAGTGAAGCACAAACGGCTTTATGATTTAGACCACCTTGCGCGGTTAGAAAACCTTGAACGCTTGCAGAGCCTTGAACGCCTACAAAATCTTGAGGGGCTGCAAAGGCTTGAAAGACTGAAAAGCCTTGAAAGTCTGAAAAGCGATTATCGTGATGTGCAGATTCCGTCAAATGCTGTTGTATACGCTGACCCCCCCCTATAAACGGACGAATTGTACAGGGTACAAATGCGATTTTGACCACAAAGCGTTTGAAAAGTGGCTTTCAGAAGTTCCGTTTATGGTGGTTGTCAGCGAATACGAAGCACCAGAAGAATGCGTAGAGGTTGCAAGCATAAAGAAGCAATCCTCTATGGGCACTGGCAATAAAGGCGGCTCTGATATTGAAAGGCTGTTTGTGCAAGAACGGTTTGTTGAACAGTACAAAAATTCATTTAACATGAGAGGTGGTGGCGGTGAGTGCGAAGCGGCTGACAGACAGGCAAAAAAAGAAGATCGTTGCTGACTATGTGCAGCTGCAGAGCTACGCCAGAGCCGCCAAGCTGAACGACGTGGCAGAAAGCACCGTGCGGAAAATCGTGAAAGATAATCCCGAGTGTGCGGATTTGTGCGCCTTAAAAAAAGAGCAGAACACGCAGGACATGCTTTCCTACTTAGGCAGCAAGCGCGGGGAAGCGCAGGATCTTCTCGGGCTGTACCTAAAAGCGATGGCAGACCCGGACAAGATCGCAGAGGCAACGCTGCCGCAGTTGTCCACGGCGTTCGGCACCATCGTGGACAAGTTTGCCATGCTGGGAGACCAGAATAGCATAGAAGTCCCGGATGATGGTCTTGTGGAGGCCCTGAGCGCCGCCGCAGACCTCAGCCCGCCGGACGACGTGGAGATGCTGCCAGAGGAAGAGGACGACAATGCGGAAAAGTAACGGTTTTCGCTGGAAAGCCCTCAGCCAGCGGCAAAAGATGGTTCTTTGCTGGTGGACACCGCAGAGCGCATACAGCGGTTACAACGGCATCATTGCCGATGGCGCTATTCGCTCGGGCAAGACCTTTGCCATGAGCTTTTCGTTTGTCCAGTGGGCTATGACCTGCTACAGCGGCCAGCAGTTTGCCATGTGTGGAAAGACCATTGCCAGCTTCCGGCGCAACGTGCTGGGCACGCTCAAGCAGCAGCTTGCAGCCCGTGGTTACAACGTCAAGGAGCACCGGGCGGAAAACTGCATGACCGTCAGCAAGGGAGGCAAAACCAACGAGTTTTACTTTTTCGGCGGCAAGGACGAGAGCAGCCAGGACCTGATCCAGGGCATCACCCTTGCCGGGGCATTCTTTGACGAGGTGGCCCTGATGCCGCAGAGCTTCGTCAATCAGGCCACAGCCCGTTGCTCTGTCACCGGGTCAAAGTTTTGGTTCAACTGCAACCCAGAAAGCCCCGAACACTGGTTCTACACTGGATGGCTGCTCAAAGCTAGGTCGAGACGGTTAGTTTATCTTCACTTTACAATGGAGGATAACCTGACCCTTGCTGAACGCATCAAGGATCGTTATAGGCGGCAATTTTCCGGTGTGTTCTATCAGCGCTACATTCTGGGCCTGTGGACGGTGGCCGAGGGCCTTGTTTATGACATGTTCGACCGCAAGAAGCACGTCGTTGATGTGCTGCCGGAGCTGTCACCAAAGAGCAGCTATGTGGCTTGCGACTTCGGCACCCAGAACGCAACGGTTTTTTTGCTGTTCCAGAAGCAGGCAGATGCAGACTGCTGGATCGTCACCCGGGAGTACTACTACAGCGGCCGCGAACAGAAGCGACAAAAGACCGTGGGCGAGTATGTCACAGACCTCAAAGCGTGGCTGAATGGTCTCAAGCCGGAAAGGATCATCGTGGACCCCTCTGCTCTGCCCCTGATTACAGAGCTGCGCAAGAATGGCTTTACACAGACCCCCGCAAACAATGACGTTCTGAGCGGCATTCTGGACGTGCAGACCATGCTGCAGACCGGACGGCTGAAGATCTACAAAGACTGCAAGCACACGCTGGAAGAGTTCGGCGTGTACGCTTGGGATCCGGACAAAGACGATACCGTGCTAAAGGTCAACGACCACTGCATGGACGCTATCCGCTATTTCGTGCGCACAAAGCGCCTTGTGAAACTGAGGGATTGATTTTGAGCACTACATACACATTTCAGACTTTCCAGCAGGCGCAAGCCGCCGGGGAGCAGCCTGATTTCATCCGGCGCTTCGTGCAGCAGCACTGCGCTTCCAAGCCCTACAAGATGGCTCTGGACGCCGATTTGTACGATGCCCAGAAAAACCCGGGGGCTGAACGCTTCGCGCAGGCTTACGCTTTGATGCTGAAGCGCCTATCCAAAAACACAAAGCAGGATGTCCTGCACCCCGATATGGTCAAGAGCAATCTTTTCCGTCGGCTCAACAAGCAGCGGGCGACCTACTCCCTCGGCAGCGGCGTGGTCTTTGCGGGCGATGGCGTGGACAAGGACAGTCTTGGGCAGAACTTTGACGAGCAGATCCAGAAAGCCGGATATTTTGCCCTGATCCACGGCGAGAGCTTTGGCTTCTGGAACAACGACCATCTGGTGGTTTTCAAGCTGACCGAGTTTGCGCCCCTGTACGATGAAAAGACAGGCCTTTTGCAGGCGGGTGTGCGCTTCTGGCAGCTGAACCCGGACACGGACATGCACTACATCCTGTATGAGCTGGACGGCTTTACCGAGTATACGGAAAGCCAAATCGGCAATGTGATGCAGGAGACAACGCCGAAGCAGGCATACAAGAGCGTGACCGTCACCACCCCCGGCGGCGGGCTGGAAAGCGTGGAGGGCGAAAACTACAGCGCTCTTCCCATTGTGCCGCTGTGGGGTTCCGACCTGCACCAGAGCACCCTTGTGGGGCTGAAAGCCTACATTGACAACACCGATCTGGTGATGTCCGGCTTCTGCAATGACCTGCAGGACTTTTCGCAGATCTACTGGCTGTGTGAGAACTTCAACGGAATGACCGATGACGAGCTGCAGGAGTTCCTTGTCAAACTGAATCTGTACCACATTGCAGGTGCAGACACCAGCGAGGGCGGCAAGATCACCCCCTACACAACCGAGATTCCTGTGACGGCCCGGCAGGCTCTGTTGGAGCTGCTCCACACCCGGGTGTATGAGGACTTCGGCGGCCTGGACGTGCACTGTGTCAGCGCGGACAGCACCAACGACCATCTGGATGCAGCCTATGAACCGCTGAACCAGAACGCAGATGACTTTGAAGCTCAGGTCAAACCGTTCATCCGGCAGATCTGCGCACTGGCTGGCTTTGACAACGCTATGCCGACATTCAACCGCAGCAAGATCACCAACACGGCCGAACAGGTCAGCATGGTGATCTCCGAGGCGCCGATCATCGGGCAGGACATGGCCATTGACCTGCTGCCCAACCTGACCCCGGAACAAAAGGAGCAGGCCAAGGCCGCGCTGATGGCTGAGAGCGCAACACGGGAGACCGTGGACGACGAGGAGGATGACGACGGTGATGAAACGTGATTTCTGACCGTGACCGCATCTCTACCCGCCAGCTGAACCGCCTGCGCCGCCGTATCCTCCGGGTGTACGGCACTGCCCGCCGGGAAATGCAGGAGCAGCTGACCGAGTTTCTGGCCAAGTACAAAGCACTGGACGAGCGCAAGCGGGCGCAGCTAAATGCAGGCGAGATCACCGAAGAGGATTACCGCATCTGGCTGCAAAATCAGGTCTTTCAGTCCGATTTGATGCACGCCAAGCTGGACGGCATCACACAGACCTGCACCGCAGCCCAAGAAACGGCCTACAAGCTGGCCCGGGACGAGCAATACAATATCTTTTCCTTTGGCGCAAACTGGACGTTCTACGAGCTGGAACGGTCCGCAGGCGTGACGTTCGGGCTGACCCTATACAACACCGAAGCGGTCAAGCTGCTGCTGAAAGAGAACCCCCGCATGGTACCCAACAAGCGCATCAAGAGCGAGAGCAACCGCACCTATGACGCCCGGGTGTTCAACCGCTACGTCATGCAGGGCATTGTGCAGGGCAAGAGCGTCCACGACATCGCCGTGCAGGCCGTCAACGGCATGGCAGACACGGAGATCCACTGGGCCATGAGCAACGCCATCACAGCCCTTACCAGCGCCCAGAATGCCGGGGCTTTGCAGCAGATGCGCAACGCCCAGGCTTTGGGCATCGAGGTCAAAAAGCGCTGGAACTCTACCCACGACTACCGCACCCGTGAAATGCACCGCCTGCTTGACCAGCAGACAGCAGAGCTTGACGAGCCGTTCAAGGTCATGGGTTACGAAATTCAGCGCCCCGGCGACCCCAACGCAGCGCCGGAGATGGTCTACCACTGCCGCTGTGTGTTGTCCTCTGCCTTGGGCAAGTATCCCCGGCAGAACGCCATGCAGCGAGACAATGTGACCAAAGAGACCACCACCGTCATGGATTACACCGAGTGGTATAAATCCAAGGGCGGAAAGGAAAAAGAGCAAATGTGGTGGACGGAAGAGCGCAAGAGAAAGGAGGCAGCTAACGATGGCAGCAGGTGAGACTTACGAAGAGTTCGTGGAGAAGTTCAAGCCGAAAAAGACCACGGACGACTGCTACACACCGCCCAGCATTTACGCTGTCATCCGCGACTGGGCTTGCAAAGAGTACGGCATCGACCCGGCCAAAATTGTACATCCGTTCTATCCGGGCGGCGATTACGAGACCTTCGATTATCCGGAGGGCGCTGTGGTGCTGGACAACCCGCCGTTTTCCATTCTGTCTAAAATCTGCACGTTTTACCTCGATCGTGGAATCCCGTTTTTCCTGTTCGCTCCATCACTGACGGCCTTTTCCGGAAGAGCAAATAATATGCGGATGAACCATATTATTTGCGACTGTCAAATCGAATATGAAAACGGTGCAATCGTCCGAACAAGTTTTGTGACAAGCTACGGCGGGGACATCATAGCGCAAACCGAGCCTCGCCTGACTAATCTGGTAAACGATGAGGTGGAACGCCTGCGACGCACCAAAACGGTACAGCTGCCAAAGTATACATACCCAGATCATATTGTGACGGCTGCATTGCTTCAACGATACAGCCATTACGGTGTGGATTTCAAAATTCACAAAAAGGACTGCGCTCCGATTTATGCGCTGGATGCACAACGCTCCACGGGAAAAGCTATTTTTGGCGGCGGCCTGCTGCTGTCTGATCGTGCTGCGGCTGAGAGGGCTGCGGCTGAGAGGGCTGCGGCCACAAAATGGGAGTTGTCCGCCCGGGAGCGTGCCATTGTGAAGTATCTGAACAGCCATGAAATTTAACTACGACATCAAATTCGCCGACAATACTCCGCAGCTGCATGAGGCGCTGGACTCGTGGGCGGAGCGGGTGCTGACCATCTGGGGCATGAAGGTGCAGGACTACGCCCAGCTGCTTGTGCCCACCGGCACGGCAGACAGCACGGGCATTGAGGGCTACGTTGGCGGTGCGCTCAAGCAGAGCCTGACCTACGCCGTAGACCTTGCAAAAAAGACCGTGACCATCGGCAGCAACCTGTTTTACAGCGTCTATGTGGAGCTTGGCACGGGCATCTTTGCCGAGAATGGCAACGGACGCAAAACACCGTGGGTCTGGAAGGACTTCAACGGCAAGTGGCACTTTACCCGGGGCATGGCCCCCCGTCCGTTCCTCCGCCCGGCGGTGGAAGATCACATTGACGAGCTGCGAGAGATTGCAGTGGAAGAAGGAAACAAGGAGGCTTAAATATGAACATTTTCGGCTATGACGATGAAGAACTCTATAAAGTTGCCGTAAAAGTGGATAAGGTTCTTAGAGAGCACCTTTCAAAAGAAGAATTGGAAATTGTGAGTGCATATCTTCATACAATGAACAAATTTGCGGAGATTGCAGCCGCAAAAGAAGAAAAGTTTGCAAAAGAAGCGTTGGACGAGCTCTTTGAAAAGGTGGATAAAAAGCATGGATAACATTGTTTACACCGCTAGGGTTGAAGGACTTACGTTTGAAGACCTCAAAAAAATTCAAGAAATGTTTGAGCAGAACAGCGACCCACGCGTTGACCTTTCTCCATATTACCAGCAGGAGACAAAAAAACGGATTCTTTTGGTTGAAATGCAGAAAGCAAGAGAACATCTTCAGGAACTTTGTGATAATGCGTATGGAAAAGGAAATCGCGTTATTATGGTAGATTCTCAGAAATCAATTTAATACCCAGCGGTTGGCGCACAGCGTCAGCCGCTTTTTTATGCCGCTTTCGCACAACTGGCAGTGCTCCCGGCTCATAACCGGGTAGTTGCAGGTTCGACCCCTGCAAGCGGCACCACACCGGCAGCACGTCCGGCAAATTAAACCTTATTGCCAAGCATGGCAGCCCGAGCAAGGGCGGAAAGGACTATCACATGGCACTCAAAAGAGCTGACATCCGCACGATTCTGGAGAACCCCGAAACCTCCAACGATGACAAGGCCAAGGCCATTCTGGACGCCCTGCACAAGGAGACGGACGAACTCAAAGACCAGCTGGATGCAGAAAAAACAGCCCGCACACAGGCCGAGAAAGACCGCGACGCAGCCAACAGCGGCAAGGAAGCCGCTGAAAAGGCGCTGACCGACTACAAAGCCCAGCAGACCCAAAAAGACACCCACGCAGCCAAGGAAGCCAAGTTCCGGGAGCTGCTGAAGACCGCCGGGGTGCTGGACAAGTATGCAGACCGCGTTGTGCGGCTGTCCGGCGAGGACATCGACAAGCTGGAGCTGGACGAAAAGGGCAACGTCAAGGACGCCAAGAAGCACACCGACAGCCTGAAGGCCGATTGGGGCGACTTTGTGGCTACGACCACGACCACCGGCGCAAAGGTGGACACCCCGCCCACCAACACCGGCTCCAAAATGACCAAAGACCAAATTTTTGCGATCAAGGACGCTGGCGAACGCCAGGCAGCCATCGCAGCAAATGCCGACCTGTTTACAGGCGGCGGAAAGGAATAACATATGGCAGCAAAAGAAAATATCACCATGACCACCGATATCACCGTAGCCGCGCGTGAAATCGACTTTGTGACCCGTTTCCAGCGCAACTGGGACCATCTGCGCACCATTCTGGGCATCATGCGCCCTATCCGGATGCAGCCTGGCACCGTGCTCAAGAGCAAGTATGCACAGGGCACCCTGCAGAGCGGCACCGTGGGCGAGGGCGAAGAGATCCCGTTCAGCAAGTACACCGTCAAGGAGAAGGAGTACGGCAAGATCACCATCGACAAGTACGGCAAGTCTGTCACCCTTGAGGCGATCCAGAATTACGGCTACGATGTCGCCGTGCAGAAGACCGATGATGAGTTCCTGTACGACCTGACCGCTCTGGTAACGGATAAGTTCTACAAGTTCCTGAACACCGGCACCCTGAAGGGCACTCCCAAGACCTTCCAGATGGCGCTGGCACATGCCAAGGGCGCGGTCGAGAACAAGTTCAAGACCATGCATCGCACCGTGACCGGCGTTGTTGGCTTTGTCAACGTGACGGACGTGTACGACTATCTGGGCAATGCCAATATCACCGTGCAGAACCAGTTCGGCTTCCAGTACATCAAGGACTTCATGGGCTACAACACCATCTTCCTGCTGTCCGACAGTGAGATCGCGAAGGGAAAGGTTATTGCCACCCCGGTAGACAACATCGTCATGTACTATGTGGATCCTGCGGATAGCGAGTTTGCCCGCGCAGGTCTGGTCTACCGGACCGCAGGCGAGGCAAGCAACCTCATCGGCTTCCACACTCAGGCAAACTACAGCACTGCAACCTCCGAGAGCTACGCCATTATGGGCGTGACCCTGTTTGCTGAGTATCTGGATGGTATCGCTGTCGAGACCATTACCCCGGGTGAATCGGTCTAACCTGCAAGGGGGTGACTTTGCATGACCGTCCCTGAGCTGTGCAGATACACGCACAATTTTTTTGACCGGGCAGATGACCCCGTTGCCGGGAATTTCACCTTTGAGCCGGACACTGTGCCCGCCGGGGTAGTGCCGGGGCAGTATTTCCTCGTGTGCGGATCCATCTTCAATGACGGCGTGCACAAGGCCGGGGACGGCGATCTGGTGGCAGAGACCTTTAACGGCACGGTGCAGCCTATGCGTGTTCCGCCTGCCTTTGTGGCGCTGGCTGAAAAAATCGACGCATACGACAAGGCGCTCCCGTCCGGCGGCGTGTATGTGTCCCAGTCCTTTGCCGGGTGGTCCGGCACGATGGCTACAGGCGCGGACGGCCTGCCCGCAGACGGAAAAACCCGCTATAAATCCGAGATCAATCAGTGGAGGAAGATGTGACATGGTCAATCCGTTCACTGCATCCACCGTGATGCAGAGCTTTACCCAAAAATACCGTTTTCAGACCCGCAGCTATGAGCCGGACGGCGTGGGCGGCTTTGTTTCCGGCTGGCAGGACGGTCCCGAGTTTGAGGCCGTGGAGCGCCACGACACCACTGTGGAAGCTCAGGTGGCGGAGCAGGCTGATACCGCCTCCACCTATACCCTGCTTGTCAGCACCGGCGTGCCGCTGGCTTTCCCAGACTATATCAAGCGGGTAAGCGATGGGCAGACTTTCCAGATCACAAGCACAGCGGACGAAAGCAAAGCCCCGCCGGAATCCGGCATGGGGCTTCGGGCCGTCAAGTGCAAAAAGGCGGTGCTGCCGTAATGGGGGCCGCCGAGAGCATCAACCGGGCGCTGAACACGTTCTTCAACGGGTTCGGCATCCCAGGCTATCTGGAAGACAACATCCCGCCCGCCGCTTCCCTGCCCTATCTGACCTACAAGCCCACCATCCCCGGCGGCTGGAACGAGGAAGCGTCGTTTCACGGCCGCTTGTGGTATCCAAGCAGCGCGGGGCGTTTACCCATCTTACAGACCGAAGACAAAATCAGCGCAGCCCTTGCAGGCGGTTTGACCGTTCCGTGCGAGGGCGGCGCTATTCTTTTGCGCAAAGGCGCCCCGTGGGCCCAGCCGATGGACAACCCGCCCGAGGGCTATTTGTGCGAGTACCTGAATTTTGAAATCACGCAGCTATGCGAGTAAGGAGAATTATGGGAAGAAAATTTACAAAAATTTCCCCAGAAGCATTCAAGTCCATGCAGATCAACGCGGGCCTTGTGCTGAACAAGTTCGACACTGAGGGCCAGACCGCCGTCGCTGATGCCGACATCCTCTGCGCAACCACTGGCGGCATCACCGCCAACTGCACCCCCAACATCAAAGACCTGGGCGAAGATGTGGACAACTGCCAGAAGAACACCGTGGAGCTCATGGAAATTGAGGACTACGACTGCACGCTGGCATTCACCGCGCTGAATACCTCCGCCGAGGTCATCCGCATGGCGCTGGGCGCAGCGGACGTGGCCGGGGGCAAGGTAACGCCCCGCATGACGTTCAAAACCGACAAGACCACGGGCGACTTCAAAACCATCTGGTTTGTGGGCGACCTCATCGGCGGCGGTTATGTGGCTGTTCGGCTGGACAACGCAATCAGCACGGGCGGCCTGTCCCTCAAGACAACCGACAAGGGCAAGGGCAATGTTTCCGTCACCCTGACGGGCTGTGTCCGCATGGGCGACGAGACCGTCCCCATGGAGTTCTTTGTAAGCGAAGACGCGGCAGCATAAGGAGTGGAACAATGAAAACTCTCAACCAGATGGACGAAACAGAATTTCTGCGCCACTGCTACATGATCGCGGACAAGGTGGCCGCCCTGCTGACCGAGACGCAGGTGATGGAGCTGCGCAAAGTCGGCCCCATCCTCACGGGCAGTGAAACCCCCGATGAGCTCAAGGCCAAGCAAGAAGCCCAGAGCCGCAAGAACATCAAGGCAATGGCAAAAAAGCTGCTGTTCGACAACGCTCAGAACACCGCGGAGCTGCTGCCTTTGCTGTATGAGCTGGAAACAGACAAGGACGGCAACCCCGAAAAGATGACTCCCTTCAAAACCCTGCGCGTTATCACGGAGACCATCAACGACCGGGATGTGCTGGATTTTTTATCCTCGTTGGTGAGGTTGGCTCAGACCGATATCGGCGGCTGATCTCATCCATCCGGCTGGATATGCTGAAAGCCATTGGCAAACCCTACATTGCCCAGCATTGCGTCAATGCGATGCAGCAGGAAGCTTACGAGAAGAGCTACCGCGCCTACATCACGGACGCTCTGGCTGGCCTTGTGGGCATGGAGTGTCGGTGGGTGGACACCCTACCCGACTTTAATACTCCCGCCCGGCCCCAGCAGAGCGCAGAGGAAATCAAGGCCAGCATTCTGGCCGGGCTGAACGGAGGTGATACGCCCTGAAACTTTTTGAATTGATGGCAACCGTTGGCCTGGACACGTCCGCGTATGAGCAGGGCATCAACAACGTCCAGAGCGAGACCAAAAAGACCGTGACGGCGCTTTCCAGCGAGTACAGCAAGGCCGCAAAAAGCGTGCTGGAACTGACAAAGCAGTATAACGATTCTGCCGCAAAGACTGGAAAGACCTCAGATCAAACAAAAGAGCTCAAAGCGCAGCTTGCTGCCGCGGAAGCACAGCTCAAAGCTACTGCCTCTGCCCTGAAATCGGCAAACAACGGGATGGAGAGCTTTGCCAACTCCACGGATAAGGCATCCGGTAAGTCTCTGGCCGGTGCTATTGCACAAGGCACGGTCATGGCGGGCGTTTTCTCGAAGCTTTACTCCGCTGCACTCAGTGCCGCAGAGGGGCTCATCTCTTCCGGCATCGAGTACAACGCCCAAATCGAGAGTTACCGCGTGGGTCTGACCAACATGCTGGGCGATGCAGAAGCGGCCAATGCGGCCATGCAAGCCATTCAGGAAGATGCAGCACGCACCCCGTTCAGCGTGGATTCGCTGACCCAGGCAAACCAGCTGCTCATCAGCGCGGGCGAAAATGCGGAATACTCCCGCAAGGTCATCAATGCATTGGGTGACGCGGTTTCCGCCACAGGCGGAGGCAACACGGAGCTTTCCCGCATGGCAGCTAATCTGCAGCAGATTGCCAATGTGGGCAAAGCGTCCGCAATCGACATCAAGCAGTTTGCCTATGCCGGAATCAACGTTTATCAGGTGCTGGCTGACTACACCGGCAAATCGGTGCAGGAAGTCCAGAACATGACCATCAGCTATGACCTGCTGTCTGAGGCCCTTATCGCTGCCAGCGAGGAGGGCGGGCGCTACTACAACGCCATGGACACCCAGAGCCAGACCATGAATGGCCGCGTTTCCACCCTGAAAGACAACGTGAGTCAGCTGGCCGGGCTCATGACGGGCGACCTCAGCAGCGGAATCGGTGTGGTAATCTCCAACATCAACGATATGACCGTTGCGGCTATTGATGCATACAAAACCGATGGTTGGGCAGGTCTTGGAAACGCAATTCTGGATTTAGATAACCCTATCAGTGCAACGATCAAAAAATTTGGCGAGCTTGGAAATGCCGCTGTCAGCGCTTTAGACCGTGCAAGCTTTGCATTGAACAAGCTTTTAGGGAAAAACGCCTATTCCGGGTATGAAAACAACGATGATGGCTATGCAAAATACGTTGCGGATAAAACCAGCCAAAATAACTATAACCGCCGACGGCAGGATGCTAAAAACGGAAAGGGTATCTACAACGAAAGCTGGACGGAACGGCAGGCAAAGGCGGCTGCAGCCGCCGGGAACGGTGGGAGCAGCATTACCACCTCGGGTGGCGGCGGCAAAGGCGGCGGCAAAGGCGGCGGAACAAGCAAAAGCTCTACAGCCAAAGCGGCTGCTGACACCAAAAAGCTGGCGGATACCGTCACCGAAACGTCGAAGCAGATCCTTGCCGGAACGGGCAACATCGTGGGCAACATCCAGCGCGTGGTGGAGACTTCCGACAATACCTACAACGTCTACGACGGCACCACCAAAAAGCTCAAGGGCACCACAAAGGAGACCGTGGAGACCATCACGGACTCTTGGAAAGAAGTGGTGGACGGCACGGAGAAGACCATCAAATCGGTCACAAAGAAAGTAACCGATGCGGCCGGAAACGTGACCACGACCACGCAAAAGACCTGTGACGATGTGGTTTTGTCCGTGACGGAGCTGCAAAGCCGCATTGACCAGAACCTCAGCAATGCGCAGAAGCAGTGGTCAAACGGCATCTTTGGCCGCCTGCAAAATATGCTGACCAATGCCAAAAACGGCAATTGGTCTGGGCTGGCTACAGACATTGCAAAACTTATTTGGGGTGAAGTCACGCAGGACCAGCGAAATATTATCTCCAAATGGCTGGTGGACTCCCTAACGGCCATCAACGATAGCTACTCCGGCGGCGGGCTGAAAGCTGCTTTTGAACAGCTGCAAAACCTCTTTACCAACGGCATCGCGGCGGACGCTACAGAAGCAAAGACCACGGTGCAGAGCTTCTCCACGATCCTGGAGGGACTGAACGCATCCGGCGGCGTGGGTACAAAGCTGGCTGGCATCGCCACAAGCTTTTCCAGCATGTCCGGCAACGTGATCTCCAGCTTGGGCGGCATCGTGTCCTTTATCACTGCCAACCCCATTGTGGCGGCGATCCTGGGCCTCACGGTGCTGGCGGGTGGCATTGGGCTGGCAGCGCTCTCCAAAAAGAGCAAGGGCAGCGACAGCGTGACGGGTGGAAACCCTGACAGCCCGTTCTCCAAAACGCCCATCTATGACAGTCTGGCGGAGTTTTCGGCCCGTGCAGACTCTCTGAGCCGCTACAGCACTGCCACTGTGTCGCCGTTCAGCGGCCAGCAGGACAGCACCGGAAAGCAGCAGCTCAGTGTGCTACAGCGCATCTCCAACTCTCTGGACGAACATCTCCCGGCCATTGGCACCGGGCAGGTGGTGTTTGATACCGGAGCCGTGGCAGGTGCTTTGCGCCCGGCGCTGGTAGACGGCATTGACCGGGATTTGGGCACACGTGCCACACGGAAAGCGAGGGGCGGCTAAATGGCAGCACTACAAGGCGTACAGCTGGGCGACTACCACACCCTCAAAGACTGGGGGCTTTATCTCGTAGTGGGAGGAACCACCGTGGGTGAAGCCGAGGTGGACGAGCACCTGGTAAAAGTCCCGGGCGGTGACAGACTGCTCAATCTGACCAAAGCACTGGATGGCAAAGTGCACTACACCCAGCGAAAAATCACCATCACCCTCAAGTGCGTAAAACCGAAAAAATACTGGCCCAATGTGCAGCGCACCCTCGAAAATGCGCTGCAAGGCCAGTGGCTGCGGTGCATCTTTGATGATGACCCGTCTTGGTACTGGGAGGGCCTTTGGAAAGTGGCGCCCCAGAGCCATGACCGATGGGAGAACGTTTTTGTTATCACAGGCACCTGCAACCCGCACAAGATCAGCCTGACCGCAGAAGCGGGGGCAGACTGGCTGTGGGATCCGTTCAATTTCGAGACGGACACCATCTATACCACACCGACAAAGGTAAAAAGCTTATGAGCTATAAAGTCTATGCCGGGACTCAGACGGCAATTGATACATGGAGCGAAAAGGTCTGTATCTATGACCCGGGTGCCGAGGATGACACCAAAATCCTGCTGGATCCGGTGCTCACCCGGGAAGACAGCAAAGCGGGCAGCTTTGAGGCTACCGTGCCGCTGGGCAATATCGCACATTCTGCTTTGCAGAAGCTGAAAGCCATCGTGGAAGTGGAGCAGGACGGCGAAACGCTCTGGCAGGGGCGCGTCATGAGCCACGACATGGACTTTTATCTCAATCAGAAAATCTACTGTGAGGGCGAGCTGGCGTACCTCAACGACAGCTCCATGGCCCCGTACAAGTACGAGTGGATCACGATCTCTGAGTTTCTTGGCAAAGTGCTGGACAACCACAACAGCCAGACGGAGGGCTACAAAGCTTTTTACATGGGCAAGGTGGACGCGGGCGGGTATCAGCAGGTGCTTTATGCTACAGGCTGCACCGTCCAGAGCCACAAAGACGAGGACGATGACGGCCATGTAGACCGCTGGTATACCTACCACGATCAGAGCGGCAGAGGACTAGCTTTGACCAATGATAACCCGTCCAGCTGGGAAGTGGGCTCCACCCACTACGTCGGCGGCACGGATTATGTATGGGGCCAAGATCAGGATGCCGCAACGGCCATTACAAAGACGTCCGACACTCTGTATACCGTCAGCGCGGGCGTCGTGTACAGTGATAGCTCAAAAAAGACCTATGTGGCCAATATCAAAGTGGTCACGTCCGGCGGCAGCACAAAGCGGGCCATGTTTGAGCCCACCGACACCGAAAGCGGCACCTATACCGTCAATGTAGCGGATGACGGCAGCGTGACCGTGACCATCAAAGACAAAAACGCTGTAACCGGGGCAACGACCACCACCACCGGCGTGGGCTATGTGCTGAAAAAAGAGTACAACTTGTATACCTTTGGCGACGGCAAAAACTTTGGCATCACCTGGGATATCCTCCAATCCGAGCTCACGGACACCTATGGTGGGCACTTTATCGTGCGGAGAGAGAAGCGGAAGCTTGTCAATACCACCATCACCCTGCGGTTTCTGGATTATGTGTCCAATGTCACCGAAAAAACCGGGCAAAAAATCGAGTTTGGCGAGAATCTTTTGGATCTGGACAGCTATGTCAAGGCAGAAAACATTGTCACACGCGTCATCGCGGTGGGCTACCGCACAAGCGGCTTCTGGGTGTGGAAGAGCACCAAGACCCTCACGGCCACGGCCAACGACTACTATGCCCAGAAATACTATGGCATCATCACACGGGTCATCGTGATCGAGGGAACATCCTCTACCACAGAGACCCTTTTGAAAGCGGCTCAGAAAGAGCTTGCCAAAAATCTGCGGTATCTGGATGGCATGACCATCTCTGCCGTAGACCTGAAAGACGCGGGAGTGGATACCGAGCGCCTGCAGTTTATGAAGAATGCGGACATCATCTCCGAGCCCCACGGCGTGCACACGTCTCTGACCTGCACCAAGCTTGTGGAGCCGCTGGATAAGCCGGACGAGAAAAAATTTACCTTTGGGATTGACTTCTCTTCCATCT